GTCGGTCTTAATTCATTTATCTGGAGAATATCTGGAAAACCTTGGAATGAAATTCAAGTAGAAATTCAGGAAACTGATCTTGATTTTTCAATAGGAGAGTTTGATTTAGGAATTAAAACACCTGATGAAGAAGATACTTTCCAACCTACTTATGAGGGATTAGTAGATATTAATGATAATCATTGGATATATCAAAGAGGTTTCACGAAAGAGATATTAAAAACATGGGGTTGTAAGCAAAACGCATATGGAGATTTTGTTTTACCAGTTGAGAATGAGGAGTCTGAAACATTGGGGTGGATAACTAGAAGATTGGAGCTTACACCTAAATACTTATTCAGCAAAGGATTTAGAAAATCCAAAGCATTATTTGGTTTAAATCATTTAATGGATAAAGATGTGATATTTATATGTGAGGGTGCTTTAGATGCAATATGGTTACATCAAAATGGTTATAATGGATTAGGAATATTAGGAGCTACAATATCAAAAAATCAAATCGAATTATTAAAAAAGTTAAAACCGCAGGAGGTGGTATTATGCCTTGACAATGATGAAGCAGGAAAAAAGGGAACTGAAAAAGCTACGTTTGACCTAGAAGATTGGTTTATGATAAGTTTTATACAGTTTCCAAAAAGATACAAAGATTTCCAAGATATACGTAATAGAATAGAAATAGATAAAATTATAGAAAATAGAAATATATTTTAAAGGAGAAAAAATGAGTGGATTAAAATTAATTTCAACAGCGACTACAGAGTCATATTCAGAGAGAACAGAGAATAAAGAGTTATACCTAAAAGATGGGGATCAAATTTTCCTAACTTCCCTTCCTACTGGTGATCCTGAAGATACAAAACATCCATATTTCAATTTATTTGATTATTATTGGATATACACTTATCCAAATCAGGGTGGTAGAGGATTTATTAACCAGCTTGCGGGATGGGAACGTGTAGCAGATGATGATAGGTTAGATTTAAGTGGTGTACCAGAGGAGATCAATGGTAACGAAATTAAACCTAAACATAAATTTGCATTTTGGGGATATGTACATCACATAATACATGCAGAAAAATTACAAGATTCTTGGGAGCCGACTGAAGGTCCTGGCGGTAGAAAGGCATTTAAGGAAACTTTAAACGATTTTAGGATAGTTAGTTTAGGTTTCGGGCATATGGGAGTTACAGTTAGACAGCTAGAGGAAGTGTATGAAGAATGGGGTACACTCGATAAGGGGGTCATGAGGATTAAGCGAACAGGGAAAGGTATGTATGACACCAGTTATACAATAAGTCAAACAGTAAAAAACTTCGAGGTTCCTAAAGCAAAATTAGCTGAAGCTAATAAATTACCTAGCATTAGGGATTATTTTTATGATAGATATGGGCAAGCGTTTGTTCCAAAGACTACAGAAAATAATTCATCATCTGATAATGGGGATTTATTTTAGTTTAGTGAAGTAAATATATGGGGGCTAAACACCCCCATATATTAAGTAAATGGATTTAGAAATGATGACAATAGTTAATAATTTAACTTTTAAACAAGATTTAGAAAAATTAAAAGCACTTGGTCCTAAGTTATGTATAGATGTTGAAACGAATGGATTAGATTCTTACAACGGAAATCAAATCTGTGGTGTTGGGGTGGGGCAACCTGACCATACTGGTTTGATGCAATATTATCCATTCAGGCATCATCAAGGACAAAACTTAAACCCTAATTGCCTTAGAGAATTGATTCAATATTTAAATACTGTTGATACATTTATAGGGTATAACATTAAATTTGATTTACATTTTTTAGAACAAGAGGGTTTAAGAGTTGCTGATAAAAAATTAATTGATGTAATAGTTATGGTTCGTCTAATAGAACATAGTGATACCAAGGAATTAAGTTTATCTGCTACTGGAAAGCGTCATTATGGCGAAGAAGCTATTAAGTATGATATAGATACAAAGAAGCAACTTAGATCAAATAAATGGAATAAGGACTTCTCAATGGCTCCTGCTGACTTTTTGGGTGAATACTGTAAAGAAGATGTAAGATTGACCTCTAGGATATATCAAAAAGCCTTAAAACAAATAGAATCAACCCAGCAACAGAAAGTATTTGATCTTGAATGTGAATTAACCCAAGTTTTATTCCAAATGGAAAAAAGAGGTATCTCTGTAGATAATCAATATGCTTTAAAAGTAAGGGATTTATTATTAAAAAGGTTAGAAGATGTTCAAGAAGAAATATACAGTCTTGCTGGTTCTGAATTTAATATCTCTAGTCCCGCACAAATAGGAGAAATATTTAAAAATCTAAATATAGAATCACCCATGCAAACGGAAAAAGGTTCGCCTTCTTGGAATGAGGTTGCATTAGCAAGTATTAACCATAGATTAGCAGGACTTATTAGACAGTACAGAGCTTTAGAAAAGCTAAAGTCTACTTATATAGAGCCATATATAGATACAACCATTATGAGAACCTCATTTTGTAATTGGGGCACATCAACAGGTAGATTATCTTCTAGAGAACCAAACTTACAAAACATTCCACGGAACTATTTTAAACTGGCTACAGAAAAATTAAACGATGAAGATAGGGATGGAATAAGGAATAAAATAGTAGCAATGGTATCTGCAAGAGGTAAGTCCCTACCCAGTGACTTATCTGATGACGTTTTAGAAACATGGGCATTTGTTGGGGATGAATCATTTAATCCAGATGATGCTAAACAAATAGCAATAAGACGTCTTTTTATTCCTAGAGATAATTATTCATTAGTTTCATTTGATTATAGTCAAATGGAAGTTAGGGTTTTTATGTCTTACTTTCGGAATGAAGTTATAGATGAACTACTAAATAAAGACGATGTAGATTTTCATGGGGAAGCAGCTAAGATTGCTTTTGGTGTTACAGAAGAAGATAGTGAATTTAAATTTTACAGGCAACTAGCTAAAGGGATAACATTCGCTACAATTTATGGGAGTGGTAATAAAGCATTAGCACAGCAATTAAATACCACACCTCAAGAAGCTGGGAAATATAAGGAAAGATATTTTAAAGGCATGGTTGGCTCTAAGAATTTCTTTGACAGAGTTGTAAACAAGGTTACACAAACTGGTAATATTCACAATAAGTATGGTAGGAAATATAGAATTAATTCACGATTTGCTTATAAGGGAGTTAACTACCTGGTACAAGGTACTAGTGCTGATATCCTAAGTGAAAGAATGATAGAGATATCTAAATTCCTTGAGGATAAAGAATCAAATATTTTACTTCAAGTACATGATGAAATTATTGTAGAAATACATGATTCCGAATTAGAGACTATACCATTTAAAATTAAAGATTTACTAGAACAGAATAGTTTAAACATACCATTGAAGGTTGATATGGAGATATGTACCCCATCGTGGGCTACAAAAAAAGATTTTAAAGAACCTTCTTTAGATGATTATATTGATTGGAGTGTATATGACGAACGATAAATTATCACAATCGCAAATAATATTAAAAGTATTAGAAAGTTCTAGTGAACCAGTACCATCTCATGCAATACAAAAGACTCAAACGCCTTGGGGTTGGCTAGGTACATCAGCAGATCGAGAGGCAAGAAGATTAGCGGAAGAAGGGAAAATATCTAGAGAGAGGGTAGGAAAATATACTTATTACTCTAAACATAAATATGACAATTCAATTGATTGGGGGATATATGGCAACTAAATCATATGAAGAATCTTGCAGGGAAGCCGCATTAGAAATAGCACAGGTTGTAATAAACAAACAACATGATTATGGACATGACAATATATTAGCTTTTAGAGAAAAAGGGTTAGTTGTTAGATTGTGGGATAAGGTAGCAAGGTTAAAAAACCTGATGTGGAAAAACGATTATGAACCAAAGAACGAATCAGTAGTAGATACATTTATAGATATTGGAGGTTATAGTATAATTGCATTAATGTTACATAAAGATACTTTTAAAAACGAATTAGGAAGGAATAAGAAAAATGGCAAAGATAGAGATTAAATTAGGATATACAAAAAAGGTAGGGGATTTTGATTTTTTGAGGGCTGATGTTGGTATAAGTGAGATCGATACAGAAATACCTTTAGAAACTCAATTAGCTCCAGCAAGAGAATATTTAGATGGGCTTTGGGAATTAGCCAAAGATGATATAAATAATCAATATAAGGAACAGCAAGAGGGCATTGGTAAATGAACTCCGCTGAAGAAGAATTATTAAAAAAACATCCAAATATAAGTTTTGGGGACACCTCGGCTTTTGAGTTTGAACGTATACCAACAGATATACCCAATTTTGACGTTTTAATAGGTGGAGGAATAGCTACCAAACATTTTACTATGCTGGCGGGTCCAAGTAACGCTGGTAAATCTTATTTAGCTTTACAGATAGTTAAGGCTTTTCAGAAACGAGATATACCATGCTTATGGATAGATGCAGAGGGTAGCCTAGATTTAGAGTGGAGTAAAAAATGTGGCGTTGATGTTGAAAGACTTGGTAAAGTAAGACCTACCACAGGTGAGGAAGCTTTTAATATGGCTAGAACAGGTTTGAGTCTTGGATATCTTGTGGTAATAGATTCATTCGCTGGTTTAATACCCACAGCTAACTTGGAAGAGGATTTCTCATATAACCCTATTGCTTGGCAAGCTAGATTTTTAAATATGGGAATTCCTAAATTATTTTATGAATTTGAAAAGAATGGTGGGACTTTAGTTGCTATAAATCAATTACGTTCATCTATGTCTAAATATAAGTCCGATACAATGCCAGGTGGGGAGGGTCAAGTATTTTTAGCTCATTTAATACTAGGTGTAAGAAGAGGTGGTTGGCTTACAGATAAAAATAAAAAAAGAATTGGATACGAGATAGAGGTAACTGTAAATAAAACTAAAATTGGTGGGGAAAATCAAGGTCAAACAACAATACCTTTTGATATGAAAGATGGTATAGATTATATTAGTGTTGATATAAGAGAAGCCCAAAACGTAGATTTAATTTTCAATAAAGGGTCATGGTGGTATCACACAAAAAAAGATGGCACTGAACTTAAAGTACAAGGTGTAGATAAATTAAAACAATTTTTTATAGATAATCCAGATGAATATGTTGATTTTCAGACGAGATTGCAATTATAAGGAATGGCTTAGAAATTGAGGCGTACAGAAGATACCAAACAAGAAAGAATAATTGCTGATTGCTTAATGGATTTAGGTATTAGATATGCCGATCAATATGAATTTGATCCTTATAGAGTTGATTTCTATATAAGAGATTTAAAGATGGTGATAGAAGCAGATGGTATATACGGGCATTTTAGGAAAAGAGATAGAAAAAGAGATGCTGATTTATTAGAGTATGACGAAGTGGAGCATATAGTACATATTAAAGAAACCACAAAAACTAAAATAAAGGAAGCAATATGGCAGGCATTAAGAAAACTGGACGAGGAAGATTAGTAAAGCAAGACATCTGGTTAAATGAACTAATAGACGATTATTTGTATGGAACAATGACGCCACCTCGTAGTGGCGTTTTTCATCCTTCCACACTAAGTAATACTTGTGATAGAGCTGTCTGGTTAACATTCCATGGTAAAATGCCTACCACGCCCTTAGAACCCACCTTAAATAGAATATTTCAAAATGGAAATTACTTAGAAAATCGTGTTGAATCATGGTTCCAGAATTTAGGGATTATACTAGCCAGAGAAATGCCTGTTAAACTTGATAACCCAGCTATGTCAGGACGTATTGATTTTATTATCAAACATGAAGAGTTTGGAAGAATACCTGTTGAGTTAAAAAGCATTAACACATCAGGATTTGGTAAATTAAAGGGTCCTAAAGAGGATCATCAACTACAACTTCAAATGTATTTAAATATGGCTAATCCAAAATTTGATATTGGAACTGTTTTATACGAAAATAAGAATGATCAAAAAATTAAATCATTTTTAGTTGAACGAGATGATAAGCAATGGGATAATATATTAACCAGATGTTTTACTATACAAGAAATGAAAGAAGCACCAATAAAATGTACTGGAGCTCCATGGTGTGCTTGTAAAAATGTAATAATAGAAGGAGAAAGTTATGAATTCTGAAAAATGGAATCCTCATAAAGCAATAGAATTAGCAGATCAAAATTTAAAATTGTTTGGTCCTCCTGAGTTTAAAGCTACATTAGATGAAAGTGTAACCGAAGATTTACCATATGATGAAATAAGAAGTTTTGATAATGGTCAATTAGAGGCATTATTTGTAATTTATGGGGGCTATAAGGCTTATTTAGAAACTAAACTTAGTGATGATGAGGCTTTATTAGGTGCTTTAGAGTCTACTCATACCGAAGCGTGTAATATAGCTATACATAAAATTGCTCGAGAATATGATAATAAAGGTAAAAAAAAGCCGACAAAAGAAGAATTAAGAGGGGAAATGTATTTAACGTATCCTGAATTAAGAAATAAACAACAAGAAATAATAACTATACGAATACGAGTAAAAAAGATATCTGGTAGGCTGGCTACTTATTCCTCAAACTACAATACACTTTCTAGGGTAATAACATTGAGAAATTCAGGAAGTTACTCATGAATTATTTAGGTTTAGATTGTTCTAGCCTTGCTGTCCATGGTGTGATAATAGATGATGATGAAAAAATTATTTCAATGCATAAATGGGGAAGTAAGAATAAAGATTTTACTCAAAGATTCCCAGAAATAACATTAGATTTTTTCGATGAACTTAGTAGAATAAATAATATAGATAAATCTTCTATTGAAGCAGCGATTTTTATTCAAAATCCAAAGACGACTATCGCAATCGCCCATGTAGTTGGTGCTGTATGGTTATCTTTATTATGGAAGGGTATCGAAACAAATAGAATAGAAAATACTAAGTGGAAGAAAATAATTTTAAATAAAGGCAACGCATCAAAAGACGACATAAAACAATTTTCAATAGATAAATGGGGAAATATATTCCCTGAACAAGATTATGCTGATGCAGCTTGCATCGCATTATATAGCAAAAGGAGAGAAACATAATGGCTTTAGGTGAAGGCGGTTTAAAAAGGGTAAGACCAGAAATTCAGATTCACTTTAATAGTGATAAAGAAGAAGTAAAGAGGGAATATAAGGATAAATTTACCAAAGAACTCCCAACTTTCGAGGATGTAAAGAAGAAGTATGGGGCTGTTGTTTGGTGTAAATATATAGATTGTAAATATAATCAGGAGATAAAGGGATTGCAGAGAACATCTGGTACATTATTAAAGAGTAGAACATGGAAGCCTATTGTAGAACAAGAAGCAATTTGGCCCGCAATTTGTACAAGAGATGAAATTGCAATTAAGTTTGATGAAACTTATATAGGATCAGGTAAATTTAAAATAAAAGTCCCTAGTTGTTTTACAGCTAGCACGAAGAAAACTGGTCATATTGATTTTTCACAATTCTTACAAGGTGATGGCACACCACTTGGAGGGAATATAGATTCTCAACACGTATCTGATGCAGGATATGGTGTTCATGATTCAGGTTCAATATACGAGGGTTAATTAATGCCAAAAAAGTTTCCTGAATCAGTAAAATTAGAGGCTATGCGGTTATTTGTAGCTGGCGATAAAACAGCTAAAGAAATAGCAGAGGAAATATCTACACCTGAAACAGAAGTAAAGCCTGTGACTATATATGCATGGGCCAAGCAGTTTGACTGGGAAAGCCAGAGAAATGTTGCTAGGACAGAGAACCAAGAAAAACTAGTAGAAACAGAAGGACAACGCTTTACAAGGCTTCAAAAGGAGCAATTAGAAAGCTACACATCACTAGCTAGTAAAGCATATAAAGAATTAGATGGATTACATTTCGATAGGGCTTTTGATGCTGTGAAAGCAGTGGATATAGGAATCAAGGGTCAAAGAGATGTGATGTCTGGATTGATTAATTTACAGTTCGTTCAAGAGGTTCTAGGTATCTTAGTTGAAGAGATTCAAGATCAAGATACATTAAATAAAATAGCTTTAAAATTAAAGGCATTGGTACAAACAGAAGGGGAAACTAAATAACGTGGCTGAAGAAGTAATAACAGTTGAAGGTGCTTTTAATTTATTATCAAATGGACTAAAAAATCAAGATAAATACAGAGTAGGATCATTTAGAGAATTCCTAGAAGATATTTGGAGTCAAGGTTTTGACAATCCAGAATACTTTAAAGCTTATCACGCTAGTTTATTAGCAGAAGATATTGAGGAATGTATTGAAACAGGCCTGAATTATGTTGCTGTTTTACCACGATTCCATTTTAAATCTACAATATTAGGTCATGCATTTAGCGTTTGGAGATTATTAAAAGCTCCCAGAGATTGTGCTATTCTTTATCTTAGTTATAGTGATGGTATGGCAAAATACCATATATCTGAAATTAATAAAGAGATAGGTAGAAACCCTGTTTTAAGTGAGCTACTAGTTAATAGAAATCCTAAAGCTGATTTTTCGGCTAGGTATTATCTTAACAACAAACCAATGGATATTATGCATGGTGGATTGTTTTCTTTCAAAAGAGGTATGCACGTCAATGGAGCTTTAATTGCTGATGACGTATTACGTGACCCAGAGAACCCGTTAAATATTGGACAGGTTACAAAGGTGGAAGACCACTTTATGACGGAATCATTATTCATTCCACTTAAAGGAACCCCTACTATCGTACTTGGAACTCCTATGATGCCTGGTGACTTACTTGCAAAACTACAAGAGGATGATAGATTTAAAGCAAGAGTTTTGCCTGCTTTAGACCCTGTTCCAGGTAGAAGGGTTTTAATGCCTGAATTATATAGTGAGGAATGGTTATTACAACAACAAAGAGCAAGACCTAAGTCATTTGCTTCTGAGTTTATGTTAATTCCTCATTTTGCAACTGAAGCATATTTTAACGCTGAAGATATATCTAAATGTGAAGATGAAAAATTAAGATCAGCACCAGCTACTAAGCCATTTCCAATAGAACCAGGAGATCAAATATTTGGTGGTTTTGATGTTGGTAAAAAACGACATCCTTCTCATTTAGTATTATTTAGAAAACGTGGGGAAAAGGTTGAACAGATACACCAATCATTTTTAGAGGGTTGGAGTTATTCAGATCAAATAGAATATTTAAATGAGGTTGCAGACAATTTTAATTTAACTACGGGGTATGTAGATAATACTAGAGGTGAGTTGGAAGATAGAGGATTAGACACTAGGTGGCTTGCAAAAATATTCAGTAAAAAATCAAAGAACACTATGGCCGCTATATTTGAAAAGTTTATACATAGTGGGCAATTAGGTTTAATAAAAGACGAAAGACAGAAACACCAAATTTTATCAGTTAGCAATGAGTTAAAAGCTCCTGACACTCCTATGGGTCATGGAGATGCTTTTTTCTCAATAGCAATGGCATTAGAAGCGGCACATGAAACCGCATATAAGTTTGTAGGATTGGGGTCAGTATCAGACTGGATAGACGCAGTTTCTCCAGATGAAACACCAGCTGGCAGACAGGAAAAGTTAGAAGGTACAGGTTTTAAAAACCTTAATAAATCAACCCCTTCAGAACATTTACAGATGGAACCAGTAAATGCGAAACAAATAATGACTTCTGCACCTAATCCAAAATGCGAAGAAATAGTTTGTAGCCCCAGCTTTTGGGTGGAGGAGCGAGGGTTGTGTTTATTCTGTGGAATAAGAAAATAATAAAATATTGAATCCAAACGGAGGTTAAAGGATGACAAGCGTGGCTACAACTACAAATTTACAACTGTCTGAACAGGCAGAAACGATACTTAAACATAGGTATTTTTTAAAGAATACTAATGGAGATTCAGTAGAAACTAGTTCTACGCTTTTTAGAAGGGTTGCAAGAGCAATTGCGGGGGTTGAATTAGACTTTCTTACGTTACCAGTTGAAATTAAAATATTAGAGAATGATTTTTATGAAATGATGAGTAGTCTTGAATTTATACCCAATTCCCCTACCCTTATGAACGCTGGTACTGAACAAGGAACGTTATCAGCTTGTTTTGTATTACCTTTAGAAGATTCAATGGAGGGGATAATGAAAGCCTCCACAGATGCGGCAATGGTACAGAAGTTTGGTGGTGGTACTGGTTTCTCCTTATCTAAGATACGTGCTAAAGGCACAAAGATAAAATCAACACATGGCATTGCTTGTGGGCCAATAGAAGTCTTAAAAACGCTTTCTAGGGTGTCCTCAATGATTACACAAGGTGGTAAGAGAGATGGTGCTAATATGGCAGTAATGTCTATTTACCATCCTGACATATTAGAATTTATTAGTTGTAAATCTACAGAAGGCGATATACATAATTTTAATATTAGTGTTGGTGTCGATAGTGATTGGATGAAAGCTGTTAAAAGCAATGCTAATTACAATTTAATCAACCCACATGATAACACCATAGCAGGTCAATTAAATGCTAGAGATGTATTTAACACAATCGTAGAGGGTGCTTGGAAAAATGGTGAACCAGGAATGATATTCCTTGATCAAGTTAATACGGACAATCATGTTTCAGAACAATATGGAGATATGATTGCTACTAATCCATGTGGTGAACAACCATTATTAGGAAATGAATCTTGTAATTTAGGTTCTATTAATTTAGCAAAGTTTTATAGAAATAAAGATATTCAATTTGCAGAAGAACCTTGGAAGGCACAAATAGATTGGGAAAGATTAGAAAAAGTAACTCGTCTGTCTACTAGATTTTTAGATAATGTAATTGACGCTAATAAATATGCAACACCAGAGATTGAGAAAATGACTAAGGCTACCCGTAAGATTGGTCTTGGCGTTATGGGATTCGCTGATTTATTAATTCAATTAAGAATAGCTTATAACACAGAAGATGCGAGAACAATTGGGGAAGAAGTTATTTCAAGAATTAAAGAATGGTCTGATGACGAATCATTAGAACTAGCTATACAAAGAGGAACTTTTCCTGCTTGGGAAAAAAGTACATTTAATAAAGAGCTAGAACAATATAGGAATCATTGTAGATTAACTGTAGCTCCTACTGGTACTATCTCAATGCTAGCTGATACTTCTAGCGGTATAGAACCAACATTTGCATTAGCTTGGAAGAAGCAGAATATATTAGAGGGTAAGTCTTTTAATTATGTTAATAGTTATTTTGAGAATGACGCAAAAGAGTATGGTTTTTATTCAGAGGGTCTTATGGATTATTTAGCCTCTGGTGGTTCATTACAGAATTCACCTTATGAGTTACCCGACTGGGTTAAAAGGCTTTATGTAACAGCACCTGAAATATCCCCAGAAGACCATGTATTAATGCAAGCATCATTCCAAAAGCACGTAGATAGCGGTATATCAAAGACTATTAACTTTGCTAATGAAGCTACTATTCAAGATGTAGAGGACGCTTATTTATTAGCGTGGGAAACTAAATGTAAAGGCATTACAGTTTACAGGGCTGGTAGTCGTGAAAAAGAAGTACTAGTAAAAGGTACAGAAGAGGGTCATCAAATGCAATTAGCTGACAAAGCAATGGCGGGCATAGATGAAACTGAAGATATTGTTTATTTACAAACTAATTCAGAAAATTGTTGCAATAATCCATACATAGTTATGGAGTCAGGATGTGAGTCCTGTAAGTCATGTGGTTGGTCTGCTTGTACAATTTCATAAAAAAGTATGTTTTAGTTAGTATAATGTTATAAGGAAAGCGTAAGTTTAAAGAATAGGAGAGTTTTTTATGGCTATAGGTAATATGTTAGCAGCAAATGAGGCACGATATGTAGCTGTGCAAGATGAAACTCAGGTTTGGCGAATATTGGATACATGGCATGATGATATAAAAACCATGGACCCAGATTCAGATATACCTGACGAAAGTCCAGCAGTGAGTGTTTTAACAGATGGACAAGTGGTAGCACTTATAAAAGAAGCTGGAAGGCTTGGTATTTTACAAAATGCTACATTTGGTACAGGGGAAGCCGCTTTAGAGGCTACTATACTAGATAAAGATCAGGAAATTTTAGATTTAAAAGAGGAACTTGTAAAATTACAAGAGGATAATTCTAAAATAATAAATGAAACTACACATTCTGAATCATATGTTTTAAAAGAAAAAGCAATGACATCTGAATCAGAATTAAAACAAAAAGCAATGGAGAATATCTTGAAGCTAGTTAGCATACAGGATTTATCTAATTTAGGTAAGGAATAAACTAAATGAAGTTATCTGAATATATGCCAGAAGTTCCTGCATTAGCTCAACAGATGTCTGACCTCAATAAACAAATTGGTATGTTAGGTATGATGAAGGGCTCAGGTGAAACAGCAAACGCACCCACTATTGGAGTAGATCACATTGTCAATACTTGGGTACGCCATCAGATGGCATATCGTCAACAATTGATCCAAGACCTTCAAACTGTAGCAATGTCAGTAGAAGAAATAAGAGGTCCTTTATCTCACATTACTGGAGAGGTATTCAGAAGAGGATTAGAAATTGCCCCTAAAGTAGAAAATCCTGATAAAGAACAACGCAAAAGGCTTGAAAAATGGCTTAGTGATTGTAATGTATTTGATCAGAGTATGGAAGAAGTACTCAGGCAATTTCATTTTGATGTAAATAGTTTGGATGATGGATTCCTATATCTAGCTAAAGAATATAAGGATTTAGGTAATGGTAAGGTTTCTTCAAGGTTACAAGAAATAAGAAGATTAAACCCAGCACTAGTCGAATTTGACTTAGATACGGCTGGTTTACCTAAAAACTCTCACTTTATTTGCCCTATTCACAGAGAGCAGGTAGAGGATATACCAGGGACTTGCGAAAAGGATGATTGTGACCTTAAATTGATACCTGCTATGTATAAATACTATCATCGCAATCAACATATATATTTAACAGATGCAGAGGTTATACATTTAAGCAAATTTAGTCCTACAGAAACATATGGTTGGAGCCCGATACTAACTATATTTGAAAAGGCTCTAACACTTACAGGTATGGATAAAAACTTATATAGGTATTTCTTTGAAAGAAAAACTCCTGCAAGTATGTTAATGGTAACTACTGATGACCCTGAGTCATTACGTAGAGAAAGAGAACATATCGCAGCTCAAACACGATTAGACCCTAACTATATACCAATGGTAGCTGTATCTGCTAGAAACCAAAGAGGTAGAGTTGATATGGTTAGGTTATTCCACACACTACAAGAGATGGACTACCTACCAGTTAAAGATGAAATTCGAGAAAGGGTTGCAGCTATGTGGGGCGTTACCCCCGCCTGGCAGGGAAGTCCAGATGCTTTTGGAGGTTTATCTAGTCAGACACAGCAATTAGTTGTTATGAGTCGTGTGGTAGAAGGCGACCAAAGATTATTTACTGAGAAAGTATTTCCACAACTATTAAAGGCATTTAATGTTACTGATTATGAAATAGTATTACCACAACCAGAGGAAAAAGCTGAAAATACACGTCTATCATTTGCACAGCAGAAAATACAGATAGTTAATCAATTTGCTCAACTTGGTTTTGACGTTAAACTAAAAGAACAAGATGTGCCAATTTGGGACGCTGACTTTATTGTTAGCGGTGAACCTGTAGAAAAAGCTAAAATGGATGCTGAACAGCAAGCATTAGGTTTGGAGCAAACTAAACAGCAAATGCAAATGCAAGAAGAACAACAACAAGAGCAAGATTTTGAAGAAATGTTGGAGGATGAAGAACTTCAATTATCTATTCCAAAACATAAAAGGAAGTTTAAAGGTAGAACTGGTGGGGTAACACCTAACTGGGCTGATAAACATCCTGACGAGGAACGAGATATAGATGAATATGCAGAAGCTAGAGCTAATAAAAACGAATTAACATTATCTAAATCTTGGATTGAATCATTAAATGAAAAAGGATTTAGTAGTCCAGTAATAAAAGAAGTTAGTGAAGATTTATCTAAAATGTGGTTTGTACAAAACAATACAGATTATGTAGCAGAATTGTCTCCATCTGGAGTAACACATATAGAGAAAGCTAAATTTACTAATAGAATTACCAAAAGAAAAACTATAACTAAGAAAGAAGATAAATCCACAGTTTCAGACGAAACAGAAAACTAGGAATTATTATGACTGATATTAAAAAAGAAAATGGTGATGGCGGAGGTTTTGGAGATGGTGGAGGAACTGTTTTTACATCAACCGACGCTGGGATATTTACTCCAACACATGGCGGGGGTAAAAAGAAAAAGAAAAAAGACAAAACCAGCGGTATACATAGACTTGCAGATTTTATAAATGATAATACCCCAGAAATTAAATCTAAAAAAGTAGAAAAATCACAAGAAGATAAAAGCTTTGTTTTAAATTTAATAAAATGGGTTAGGGAAGAATTTAAAAAAGAATCCCCTACTGCCTTCAGACAACAATCTAGCGGAACAGATATGAATGACCAGGTTCCTAGGATAAATTGGAAAAAGAAGGACTTAAACCCCCTAGACGAAATAGATAGTGAACCCTCAGAATTTGATGCAGAGCCTAGCGAAACATCTGATCAAGAACAAGAGGATGAACAAAAAAGAATTAAGGCTTTAGATGAAGAAGATAAGACGGATTCAGGTGCTAGTGATATTAGTACCCCAACTGGTCTAGCTTCTACAACAGCTCCAGCAGGGTTAAATGTTCAATTAGCAATGCCTTCTGGTGGTGTAGATACTGATTCATTACAAAGAGGAGCGGATTTAGACCAAGAACAAGGTCAACTTTCAAATGGCGAGGTGGTGGAAGAAGTGGTAGAGGACCCAATTATTGAAGAAGATAAAACAGAAGAATAGGTAAGAATTACTTTTATATATGTATAGCAAGTTGTGCCCTAAATGCAAAGGTGGAATGTACATAGACGAGGATCAGGCACTTCATTGTATAGTATGCGGAAAAGTAATTCACTTAAAGATAAGGAGGAATTATGATTCCAGAAGAGGTTCGCTTAGAGATAACAAGAAAAAGGGCCAACGGAATGACGTGGGATTCGATAGCGGAGTCGATAGAGGAACAGTTCGGCATCAAAGTCCACCGAACAACGATCCAAAGATGGCACGATCGTCAACTAGGGGACTTGGAAACAATAGACGAGTCAGTTCCCTTACTTCCAAACGATAAAATAAGATTAGATAAAAAAGTAGCTCATGCGGTTAGTGAA